TTATTCCTCGCTTACCAGCTCATAAGGCTTAAACCGGATCACCTCTTGCCCCACCCACTCATTCACCTCTTTCAGCCGTTCCTGCAACGGCATCAGTTCATTCCTCACAAACACCTGACTCGCTTTTTCTATATCACCGAAACCGCCGGTATTGTTGGGGATAATCCCCATCATCTGCGGTGGCACCCGGTGCACACTAAGCAAATCGTCGCGGGTAGCGTTCTTGATATTAAAAAAATCATCTTTAGTGGCGACTTCACTGAGTGGCAGAATCTTGATTCCATCGGGCTTGCCGTTAGGTGCGTACATAAACAAATTGCGGAAATTACCTAACCCCTTGGTGTCGCGCATTGCTTTACGCATTGCCTCAATATCGCTGCTACTTTGCGCGGCGTCAGTCATGTACAGGATGTATCCCGCGTGCGCGCCGTTCTGATAATACTTGCGACGGAACAACGTGGCCGCTTCATTCAGCCATGCCGAATTTAAGCCGCTGAGATACTCTGGCAAACCATAAAGCTCCTGATTAATATCCGGCTCAATCAGATGAAACACCGCCCCGGCGTCAAACCCGTGATCGACCTTCCCACGCTGCACAAACCAATAACAATCCTTCTCTACGCCTCGGCGGGTGTATTTGGCAGGACTGGGATCGAGGCGCAGTGGCTCGCCCAATTGATTACGGCGCAGCTCTAAAAATGCATTACCGAACACCAGATAATCCAATGCATAGCGGCTAAAGGCTTGCTGACTCAACATCGGATGAGGAATAAACGTGCTCGCCAGAATATTGCGCTTCACATACAGCGGTGAACTGTGATGTACAGCAGCTCGAAAACTGCGCGCCAACCCATCAAAACTGATCGGCGGTTCATACCACTTACCATTACCGGTGCACTCGATATAATCCAGAATTTCCCGCTTATCCAGCACGGCGGAGGGTTCGCCAAAAGTGAACGCCTCAACTCGCGTCGGGTTCTTTTTCAAAATCTTAATGTTGCGGCCTCGGCGCTGGCTCATGCATTAAACTCCAAAATATTGGGGTTGTGGCCACCATTAATGGCGGTAAGGGGTTCATTTAACAGGGCGTGCATAATCGCCCACGCCACATCGGCATGGCTGGCCTCTTCACTGCGGCTGGCGACATAAGTCGTCCGGGCACCACTGGCGGTCATGGTCTTACGAATAGCCATAAAGGATTGCGTGATGTCGGTGTGACCGGTGTCATACTCCAGACGGCCACTATTGATGGTGTGCTTGGCTTTCAACACCATCGAGGTCTTGATTTCAGCGGTGTATTTGATTTCCCTTGCGGCCGGGAAGAACTGGCGCACCAACTGAAAAACACCTTGGCCGACAGTAGTGGCATCGATGCCGATATATTCCACACAATACTTTTGTGTCAGTGCTTCGATATGTTTCGCCTGCGCCTCAAAATCCATGCCCTTCCACTGATGCCGCTCCAGTACGCGAAACTTACCGCCCGGCACCATTGGCGGCGCAATCACCGCGCATCCGGCACTATCGCCGCCGTTCGCCTCAGACGGGTCATAACCAATCCACACCGGACGATAACTAAACGGCCGCAATGAATAGGGGTTGTAATCCTCCCACTCCTCCAGACTGTCCACCATACAGGCTTGCAACTCAGCAAACGGGAACACGGACGCCTGATCATCGACAAACTCGCACATCAACAGGTTTTGATATTCTGACGGGCCGTATTCCAGTGAGAGCTGGTTGAGGTCAAACAGGTTACAGCCGCCCGCCAGTGCATCTTCAACTGTGACTATCTGCCGCCACTGACCATCATCACACAGCGCACCACGAGCCAAATGGCTGTGGCTGAGATCCAGTTGGATATGGTCGGATTTATTGCGGCGGCCTTTATTGAACAGCTCACCAGACCAGAACGGATAGGCACTGTGCGCCAGACTCGACGGCGTGGAGAAATAGGTGGTACGCCATTTTTTGTGCAATGACATGCCGCTGGCGACTTTGCGCAGCTCCTGAAACTTGGGGATCCAGAAATATTCGTCAAGATAGAGATTGCCGGTGTAGCTCTGCGCGGTGCGCACGTTAGTACCGAGAAAGAACAGGCGCGCCCCGTTCGGCAGCACCATCGGGTCGCCTTTCAGGTCAACGTCAACCATGCGGGCAAAGTCGATAATGTAGCTTTTGAACACATGCGCCTGTGCCTTACTGGCTGACAGGAATATCTGGTTACGTCCGGTGGTGATGGCATCCAGCAGCGCTTCGCGGGCAAAGAAGAACGTTGCGCCAATCTGGCGCGATTTCAGAATATTGCGAATACGGTGTTGTAGCCCGGCCTCAAACCAGTTGCGCTGATAATCAAAGATATTTTCATGAAAAATAGATTCCAGCTTTTCAATCGCCGATTCACTGAACAGGTTTTTATCCGGGGTTTTGCGCTCCCCTTTGTTGCGGTTCGCTACGTTCGGATTTAAATCCGCTTCGCTGCCGGTCTGGCTATAGCGGTTCACCCGCGCCAGCCGTTCAATCTGACGGCCTAACAGGTCAATCTCTTTAAAATCCCGCCCCTCTTTAGCGTCTTTCATGATGAGCTGAATCAACCGCGCTTCCATGCTGGTTTCCACACGAGAAATGGGCGCAATAGCATCCCACCCGTCGCGCTTCTTCCAGCTCTGCACAGTCGGCGATTTCAGGCTTAGCGTGTCCGCAATCTGGCGCACAGAGAAGCCCTGCCAGTAAAGCAAAGCCGCCTGTCGCCGTGGGTCGCTGATAATGGTGCTCGGTGTCGTATTCATGCCATTAGGCTACGCGACCAGCCCGACCCTCTGCGCGTCCTCGCTGTTGTGTCAGCCCCGTCACAACTGGCTTTCGTTGTTGCCATCGCCATCCATCAGGAAACTAAGCCCCGAACCGAATAACCATAATCACACTGAATGGAGCCGCTCATGGCTAAGAAAGTTTCTAAGTATTTTCGTATCGGCGTTGAGGGTGACACTTGCGACGGGCGAGTGATTGACGCCAACGATATCAACCAGATGGCAGATTCATTTGACCCGCGCGTCTACGGTTGCCGTATCAATCTGGAACATTTGAAAAGTTACTCACCGGACAGCACTTTCCGCCGTTATGGCGATGTGATCGGTCTGAAAGCGGAAACCATTGACGATGATTCAGCGCTGAACGGCAAGCGCGCACTGTTCGCCCAAATCAGCCCCACTGACGAGCTGGTGTTGATGAATAAAGACCGCCAGAAAATCTATACCTCCATGGAAATTCGCCCGAACTTTGCCAATACCGGCAAAGCCTATCTGGTCGGTCTGGCCGTGACCGATGACCCCGCCAGCCTCGGCACCGAAATGCTGGAGTTCAGCGCCAAAGCCAAACACAACCCACTGGCCGCCCGTAAGTCTCACCCGGATAACTTTTTCTCTGCGGCGGTTGAAGTGCAGCTGGAATTTGAAGACGTGGCCGAGCCGGGTGTCACCTTACTCAGCATGGTGAAGTCAGTATTCAGTCGCAAACAGGCAACTGATGACGCCCGTTTTAATGATGTGCATGAGGCGGTGAATGCGGTAGCGGTGCATGTGCAGGAACAGGGGGAAACCATTGAGGCCCGTTTTACGTCTATTGAGAAGCAATTTGCTGACCAAGTGGTGGAGCTGAAACAGAGCATCGAAAAGGGAAAACAAGGGGTTACGTCCCTCGAAACCAAACTTTCTATCACTGAAAACTTTAGCCAGACCAAGCGCCCGGAATCCACCGGTGGCAACAATCAAAACGATGTATTGACCGACTGCTAATTGGGGTCAATGGCCGCCGGCTGTGCGGCCCACTGGTTATTTCACCCATATTATTTAACTGAATCAGGATTATTATGCGCCCAGCAACCCGTTTTAAATTTAATGCCTATCTAACCCGTCAAGCCGAGCTGAACGGGGTAGAAACCGGCGACCTGAATAAAAAATTCAGCGTCGAACCCTCTGTTACGCAAACCATCATGACCCGCGTGCAAGAGTCCTCAGAATTTCTGAGCAGCATCAATATTGTGCCAGTCGCCGAGCTGACCGCTGAAAAGGTCGGCCTTGGCGTCAATGGTTCGGTTGCCAGCACCACCGATACTGACGGCGGTGACGAGCGCGAAACAGCCGAGTTTGCCTCACTGGACAGTGAGAAATATTTCTGTGAACAGGTGAACTACGATTTCCACATTCGCTATAACACCCTTGACCTGTGGGCGCGTTATCAGGACTTCCAGACCCGTTTGCGTGACGCCATTATCAAGCGGCAGGCACTTGACCGCATCATGGCGGGCTTCAATGGCACCCACCGCGCCAAGACCTCTAACCGCGCACAAAATCCATTGTTGCAGGATATCGCGGTGGGCTGGTTGCAGAAGTACCGCACCAATGCACCGGCGCGTGTGATGGATTCGTTTACAGCTAAGGACGGTACTGTCACCGATAAAATTACCGTGGGTGACGGGGGTAACTACGTCAATCTGGATGCACTGGTGATGGATGCTGCCAGCTCAATGATTGCCGAGTGGTATCAGGAAGACCCTGAGTTAGTGGTCATTACGGGTCGCCAGTTGATGCAGGATAAATATTTTCCACTGGTCAACAAAGTGCAAGAGAACAGCGAAACCCTCGCCGCTGACCTGATTATCAGCCAGAAGCGTATCGGCAATTTGCCTGCCGTCCGTGCGCCTTATTTTCCGCCCAACGCATTCATGATCACCCGCCTCGATAACCTCTCTATCTACTGGTTGGAAGATTCGCACCGCCGCCATATTGATGAGAACGCCAAGCGTGACCGCATCGAAAACTACGAATCCATTAAGCAGGATTATGTGGTGGAAGATTACGCCTGCGGCTGTCTGGTGGAAAACATTGAGATCTTAGTGGCGAAAAAAGAAGACACCGAGGTAACGGATAAATCCGACTTTGATCGTCTTGCTGATGCACTGGTTGAAGCGGTGAAAACAGCCTCCGCACCTGCTGTTACTGACGAGGGTAAATAAGCCATGACCAGTCCTGCGCGCCGCCACTTTCTGAGGCAGTCGGCTATTGCGGCCTCACAACTGCGGGATAACCCGCTGCGCCATGCCACCGGCTACGAGCTGATGTTGCTCAAGCTCAATGAAGATAAGCGCAAGCTGAAACAAGTACGTTCAAACGAGCGCAAAGCCGAGCTAAAGCGGCAGTTATTGCCGGAGTACATGCCGTGGATCTCTGGCGTGTTGAGTGAGGGGAACGGTGCGCAGGACGCCATTGTAATGACCATCATGATTTGGCGGCTGGATGCCGGGGATATCCCCGGCGCACTGGATATCGCCCGTTATGCCCTGCGTTATCAGCTAGTGCCGACAGACCGCTTTACCCGTTCTACCGCTTACCTGATCGCCGAGGAAGTCGCGGACGCTGCGGCGCGCGCCTATGCCACGGGTAAGCCGATTGATATTGAGCCTCTGCTGCAAACCATTGAGCTGATGGAAGATGAAGACATGCCCGACCAAGTGCGCGCCAAACTGCACAAAATCACCGGCTATGTGCTGCGTGACAGTGGTCGGGGCGAGTTGGCCCTGTCCCATCTTCACCGCGCACTCCAACTGCATACCGGTTGTGGCGTCAAGAAAGACATTGAGCGACTGGCCGTGAAATTAAAGAACGCCGCCAGCCGCTAATCCGAACGCTCCCCGAGCCGGGCGGCACGATGGCCGCAACAGGGTTTACCTTGTTAACGCCGTCGTCCACCGCCCACCCATTCTGATATTGAGGTTGGCATGACCACTACTACTGTTGTTATCCCCGCGCCACGGCCTGACAAAACGGCCGAGCCGGTGATTAAAAATACCTTTTTCTGGCCTGCGGTTGACCCGATAAAACTGCGCGAATTGTTGCGCCTTGAGGGAACGGTCACCGCCGAGCGCCTGCGCTTCACCATCAAGAGCGCGATTGCTGAGGTCAATGCCGAACTGTTCGAGTACCGCCGTGACCAGATGGCCGCTGGTTTTAAAACACTGGCCGAGGTGCAGGCCGAGCAACTGGACGGCGAAAGCATCCTGTTGGCCGAGTACCAAAGTGCGGTCTGTGCCATCACTGCCGCGTTGCTGGCCGAACGTTATCGCGGCTATGACGCCAGCGCGCGCGGTGATAAACGCGCGGAGGCCATTGAAAGCACCGTTGATGAGTTGTGGCGTGATGCGCGAATTAGCATTCGCAACATTGCCGGGAAGTCTCACAGCATTATTGGCCTTATCTGATGCAGGTCAACGCGTTGCAAGGCGACACGCTCGACGCCCTGTGTTGGCGACATTATGGCCGCACACAGGATGTGCTGGAGCAAGTCTATGACGCAAATCCGGGGCTGTCGGAACTGGGGGCGATTCTATCGCATGGTTATCCGGTGCAGTTGCCCGATATGGCCCCGGCGGCCCAACGTGAAACCGTTCAATTATGGGATTGAAAATGGAGAAAATCAGCTCTGCGCTGGCCTATGTATTGGCGCTGGCACTGGCGTTTATTGGTGCACTGAGTCCGCAAGATATCGCCTTTTATGTGGCGGCGGTGGCCGCTGCTGCCACCTGTCTTATCAACTGGTACTACCGGCGCAAGAGCTATTTCTTGCTGAAAGAAGTGGTTATCAGGCGGGAGGTGTTCGATGAACTCAATCGTTAAGCGCTGTCTGGTTGGGGTCATTTTGGCGCTGGCCGCCACCTTACCAAACTACCAGACGCTCAAAACATCAGCCGCCGGGCTAAAACTGATTGCCGATTATGAGGGTTGCCAACTCAACGCCTATCAGTGCAGCGCCAACGTCTGGACAAATGGCATCGGTCACACGTCCGGGGTTAAGCCGGGCAGTGTGATCAGTGAGCGACAGGTGGCGGTCAATCTGGTCGCTGATGTGCTGCGGGTCGAGCGGGCTATGGCAGTGTGTATGCCGGTTGCCATGCCGCAACCGGTGTATGACGCGGTGGTGTCGTTTGCCTTTAATGTTGGCACCGGCGCGGCCTGTCGCTCGACGCTGGCCTTTTATATCAACAAGGGCGACTGGCGCAGCGCTTGCAATCAGTTACCGCGCTGGGTGTACGTCAATGGCGTGAAAACCAAAGGGCTAGAACGCCGCCGCACCACTGAACAAACACACTGCCTGAGCGGGGTCTGATATGCGCATAGCCATGATGGTGATAGTCGCGTTACTGGTTGCGCTGGGATGGTATGCCAACCGCTTGAGCCACGATATCGACAGTGCTAACCGGATTATTGGCACCTTATCGGCTGGGATTGAAAGCCGGGACAACGTGATCACCCGCTTGCAAGATGAGGCCCGGCAACAGGCAGACAATGAGCGGGCATTACGCCAATCACTGAGCCGCGCCAGCACCTTGTCATTATCTCGTGAACAGAAAATTCAAAGGTTACTCAATGAAAATAAAGTCTTGCGTGATTGGTTTACTACTGCTTTGCCTGCTGACGTTATCCGGCTGCACCAGCGCCCCGCGTTCGCCAACCCCAACGATTATTTACGTTGGCTGTCCGACAGTGAGCAGTTGCCCGCTGCCGGGCAGCAACCCAGCGGTTAACGGTGATTTAAGTGCCGATATTCGCCAGTTAGAAACTGCACTGGTGGCCTGTGGGCTGCAAGTGGAAGCCGTTAAACAGTGTCAGGAACAACACCATGTTAAAACCCAAACTGCTACGCCAAGCCTTAACCGACAGCCTGCCGCTGTTGCAGACTAACCCGGAACGGCTGAAAATGTTTGTTGATGGCGGGCGCATTGTCTCAACGCTGGCCCCGTCGCTCTCTTTTGAAAATCAATATACGCTGACACTGTTTATTGAGGATTTTTCCAGTGATGTGGATTATCTCTTTGTGCCGATACTGGCATGGCTGCGGGAACATCAACCGGACATTATGGCGACGGAGGAAAAGCGCCGCACCGGCTTTATTCATAAGGTTGATGTGATTAGCGATGTGCTGAGTGATATCCGTATCGACCTGCAACTGACTGAGCGAGTGATTGTGAAAGAGGTTGATGGTGCATTGCATGTTAACCATGCGCTGGAGCCGACTTGGCCGGGAGCAGCAACACGGCCAACAGTAATTTACTTTAACGGCGAAGTGATCCCATGAATGAGTTGAAACCCTTTGATGATGCATTGGCCGGGCTAATTACCAGCCTGACACCCAAGGCGCGTAAAGCGCTGGCGGTCACTATTGCCAAGCGCCTGCGCACCAGTCAACAGCAACGCATTAAGCGCCAGCAAGCGCCCGACGGCACCCCGTATGCCGCGCGTAAATCTCAACCATTGCGTAAGCCAAAGGGCCGCATTAAGCGGGAAATGTTCGCCAAGCTGCGCACTGCGCGCTATATGAAAGCCAACAGCAGCACTGATGAGGCGGTGGTCGAATTTGCCGGGCGCGTAGAGCGCATGGCGCGGGTGCATCATTTTGGGTTAAGAGATCGGCCGTCGGTGCATAGTCAGGATGTGCAGTATGATGAACGGCCATTGTTGGGGTTTAGTCAGCAAGATATTGCCATCGTGGAGCGTCTTATTATCGATACATTATTAGGTCATTAAAATACCAATGGCCTATTTGCTGGTTCATTTACTATTTTTCAAGTTACCAATAATTTTTGCAATCTGTTCTAACCCGTCAAAAGTTGCAGGAACGTTATCTCCGTTAGTTACTATACTTGAGAATATTATACTCTCAAATTTTGATAGCGACTCCGAATCTTGCTTTTTCATTTTCACAGAGTAATCACCATAATCCTGAATGAATCGGCAAAGTGTTTTTCTAAGTTCTATTTGAGCAAGTTGTGCTTTTATAGAATTGTAATTATGCAATGCGATTTTAAAATAATAGATAAAAATAATAGTAATGGAAAATACAGGTAATAATGAAAAGTAGTCAATTAGAGAGCTGTAATTATTAACCGCCACATGATTAGCCTCATAAAATAAAGGAACCAATACCAGAAACGCCAAAAAAAACACCAACCAAAATGCAGATTTTTTCTCCTTTATTTTCTCATCGCCCAACTCTTTAAATCCATCAAAAAGCCCAACAAAATTAAAAGCATTGTGATAATTATTTAATGAATCTCTTATTGCATTTACATCATCAACTTTTACGTTAATAAATTCCTTCCATTCAATATCTTTCTTTTTCACTGCTGCTTTTAATTCATCTATAGAAGTATTGATCTTATTAGTTTCATCTTCAATCTTAGTTCTCGACTCAGAAACAAATTCACTAACAGTCAGTTCTGATTTTTTTAGTATGTCTATGAAATCTGATAGTTTTTTAAATTCACTGTCATTTATAATCCCCTTAAGTATACCTATTGGTAAAGAATTCAAAGAGTATGTAATGCTATCGCTAGCTTTCTTTGAAAACTCAGCTTGATTTAATATGGCAAAATCCCTTATGTCACTGGCATCAAAATCAATAGAGTCAGAATCACTAAGGTAAATTTCAAGCACATACCTAAGCAAGCATGCGAATATTTCATCTAGTAAGTTTTTCAATTCCCAAACTATGGTTTTATCATTGGATGCAATCAATAAAAAATCGTTCACCTTTTCGAAGAATGTCACACCAATATACTTTGAAGTTATCTTTGTATTTCTACCCCATGCAATGGGATTGGATATAATAGAGCTAATTACAATTAGCATTTTATTATTTCTCTCCACTTCAAATGGCGCTTCGAAATATATACTCTTTAATTTCTCTGTAAATAGTCGTAATGGTTTAAGATTACTTTCATTGTTGAAATCACTCATTATTTTTTCATGTCCTAACAATAATTTTAGTCATTAAATCACCTTTAGCAGTGTTGTGCTAGATGCCACACATCCATATCCAATTGTTTCGGCAGATATAAATCGATCATTATTGATTCCCATGAACACTCAAACCCAACTTACAGAAATTCTGCGCCTGCTGCGCAACCTTATCCGCATTGGTACGGTGGCCGAGGTCGATCTCGACCAAGCCCTGTGCCGCGTGGCAACGGGCGACAATACAACTGGCTGGCTTAACTGGCTGACGCTTCGCGCGGGTCAATCGCGATCATGGTGGGCACCGTCCGAGGGTGAGCAGGTGTTGATATTGTCCCTCGGCGGTGAATTGGATGCCGCTTTTGTACTGCCAGGCATTTTCTCTGATCACTTCCCGCCGCCGTCGGCCTCGGAGAATGGTCTGTATATCACCTTTCCTGACGGTGCCACACTGCACTATGAACCGGATAGCGGCGAGTTACGGGCTGATGGCATCAAAACAGCGGTTATCACTGCCAGTGAATCGGTGAATGTTACCGCCCCCAATATCACCTGTACCGCCTCGGTCAAAATCCTTTTAGACACGCCAGAAGTTGAATGCACTAACAACCTGACCACCGCCACCTTGAATGTGATCCAAGGCGGCAAGATGAGCGGCAACATTGAACATTCCGGCGGTTCGTTCTCATCAAACGGCGTGGTAGTCGATAAGCATGACCACGGCGGCGTGTTGCGCGGTGGGGATTATACGGAGGGGATTCAATGACCACAGCCAAATATCTCGGCATGAACCGCAGCGCCGGGCAAACCATTACCGACGCTGACCATATCAGCCAGTCTATCGCCGACATTCTTATCACCCCTGTTGGTTCGCGGGTGATGCGTCGCGCTTATGGTTCGCTGCTATCGGAGCTGATTGACCAGCCGCAAAATCCGGCCCTGCGCCTGCAAATTATGGCCGCCAGTTACAGTGCCATTCTGCGCTGGGAGCCGAGGGTCAAGCTGACCGGCATCACCTTTGAAACCACTATTGACGGAAAAATGGTGGTCGATATCACCGGCACCCGCAGCGATAGCGCGGCCCCACTCTCTTTAACCATTCCTGTGAGCTGACCCTATGGCAACCATTGACCTGAGTCTGTTACCTCCGCCGTTTGTGGTGGAAGAACTGGATTATGAAACCCTGTTGGCCGAGCGTAAAGCGACGCTAATTTCCCTGTATCCAGAGGAACAGCGCGCCGCCGTGGCCCGCACCCTATCGCTGGAATCTGAGCCGCTGGTCAAGCTGTTGCAGGAAAATGCTTACCGCGAGGTGATATTACGCCAGCGCGTTAACGATGCCGCCCGCGCGGTGATGGTGGCCTATGCCGTCGGCAGTGACTTAGACCAGCTCGGCGCAAATAACAATGTTGAGCGATTGGTGATCACCCCGGCAGACCCCACCGCCATTCCACCGATTGAAGCGGTGATGGAGTCTGACCCTGATTTCCGGGTACGTATCCCGCAAGCCTTTGAGGGCTTGAGTGTCGCCGGGCCAACGGGTGCATATGAGTATCACGCCAAAAGTGCTGACGGCCGGGTTGCTGATGCCTCGGCAATCAGTCCGACACCCGCCTGCGTCACGGTCACGGTGCTATCGCGTGAGGGGAACGGCGAAGCATCAAGCGAACTGCTGGCGGTGGTGGAAGCCGCACTCAATGATGAGAACACGCGGCCGGTAGCTGACCGCGTCACCGTGCAATCGGCCCGCATAGAAGATTATGAAATTGACGCGGTGCTCTATCTGCATCCCGGGCCAGAAGCTGAACCAGTACGCATTGCAGCAGAGAAAAAACTGACTGCCTTTGTCACTGCACAGCGCCGCCTCGGCCGCGATATTCGCCTGTCAGCACTCTATGCCGCGTTGCATGTTGAGGGTGTCCAGCGGGCGGTGATTAATGCCCCTTTGGCCGACGTGGTGCTGGATAAAACCCAGGCCGCCTATTGCACCGGCAGCACTATCACTGTCGGGGGTACGGATGACTGACCGCTTACTCCCTGTGGGGTCGTCGGTGCTGGAAGTGGCCGCCGCGCGCGCCTGTGCCGAACTGGAGAATATCCCGGTTTCGATTCGCCAGCTCTGGAATGCCGACACTTGCCCGCTGTCGCTGCTGCCCTATCTGGCGTGGGCGTGGTCAGTGGATCGCTGGGATGAGAAGTGGCCGGAAGCCACTAAGCGCTCAGTGGTGAAGTCCTCGCAGTACGTCCACAAACACAAGGGCACCATCGGCGCGATTCGTCGCGTGGTTGAGCCATTGGGCTATCTCATCAAGGTGATTGAGTGGTGGAAGACCAATGAAACCCCCGGCACCTTTCGCCTAGATGTAGGTGTGTTGGAAACCGGCATTACCGAAGAAATGTATCAGGAGCTGGAGCGACTGATAGACGATGCCAAACCATGCAGCCGTCATTTAGTCGGCCTGTCTATCAATCTTGACAGCAGCGGCCCGCTGTATGTGGCTGCTGCCAGTTACAGCGGTGATGAGCTGACCATTTACCCCTATTTACCTGAAACCCTAACCGTGACCGGCGAGGGTTACGCCAGTGCCGCAATCCATATTATCGATGACCTGAGAGTGAACCCATGACAGCGAAATTCTTTGCTTTACTGACCAACATCGGCGCGGCCAAGCTGGCGAACGCCACCGCCCTCGGCGCCCGCTTAGAGATTACCCAAATGGCAGTCGGGGATGGTGGCGGAACCCTGCCAACCCCTAACCCGGCACAAACCCAACTGGTGAACGAACAGCGCCGCGCCGCTCTCAATACCTTGTCCATTGACCCGATTAACACTAGCCAGATTATTGCAGAGCAGGTTATCCCGGAGGCTGAGGGCGGGTGGTGGATTCGAGAGATTGGCTTGCTGGATAAAGACGGTGATTTGGTTGCCATTGCCAACTGTGCCGAAACCTATAAACCGCAACTGCAAGAGGGCAGCGGCCGCACCCAAACCATTCGGGTAATTTTAATTGTTAGCAGCACGGCGGCAGTCACGCTGAAAATCGACCCGTCGGTGGTACTGGCAACACGTAAGTACGTAGATGATAAGGTGATTGAGGTTAAGCAGTACGCCGACGCCCTGCTCACTGAGCATGAGAAATCACGTAACCATCCGGACGCTACGCTGAACGCGAAAGGTTTTGCTCAGTACAGCAATGCCATTAACAGCGACAGCGAAAAGCAGGCCGCCACCTCAAAGGCAGTAAACATGGTTGCCAAAGCCGGTGTAATGGCAATGAGCGACCACGTACAAACCGATAACCCCCATGACCAATATTTACAGATTGCCAACCTGTTATCTGAGATTAAAGCACAGGGGCCAGCCGCACTGGCTGAGACTCTCGAAAACCTTGGTTTGGGTGATGCGGCTAAAAAGAGTATTGCTTCAAATGCAGAAATGCAGGTGGGAACGGCAGATAAGTTAGTTTCGTTGCCGGGATTGATGAGTATTTTTAGTAAAAGGAGGTTCTCAGAATCTGACTTTATTCGCATCCCCGATGTTCCGGGTGGATTGATTTTGCAGTGGGGGAAGGTCGTAATACCCTCATCCACTGGTGAGGCGTCTGTAAAAATCACTTATCCAATTCAGTTCCCGAATGCAGTCCTTTCTATTACAGGTTCATCATATATCGCTACCAACAGTTATCTAGATGGTGGTGGGGATTTCCCAGTATTTATGCATATGTCTGTGACGGGTTCTACTCTGTGGGTGTTTGACCGCCTTACTAACGCAACCGTCAGTGGCTATGTAACTTATATGGTTATTGGATATTGATATGAAAATATTTTTCAGTCCTACAATGCTAAGTTTTCGTACATTAAATATGGTTGAAGATGGAAGCTATGGCGATGGTTATGGGGATTTTATTGAACTGTCTGATAGTGAAAATCTCATCTACTGGAAGCAATCACCGCCAGCAGGTCAAGTGTTGGGGGTGGTAAACGGTCGCCCGGCATGGGTAGATATACCCCCACCGGAACCGTTAACAGCCGATGAGTTGAACGCTACCGCCCGCCAATATCGTGATAACTTTATCGTGGCAACAGATCCTATGATGGTCAGTGATTATTCGATTGACGACATACCGCTGACTGAGGCGCAACGCACTGAATTAACCACTGCGCGGGCGATTTATCGCGTATGGCCGACAGTGGAAAACTGGCCGCTGATTGAACTACCTGAATTACCTCAATGGCTGTTAGTCGAGGCAGTCAATCAGGGCTATCGTGTTCCGGTCTGGCCTCCGCTGCCGGCCTGATATTTTATTTTGGCCCTGATTGCGGGCTTCTTTCTCAATTAATCATCATATGGAGCTTCTAACCAATGAGAATGAATGAAATTATAATCTGGATCTATAATTTCATTTATAACTTGAAAACCTAAGGTTGGACACATTCTCGATGTGTCCGTTGCTCCATTTTCATATGCTTTTATTAGCAACTCGTTAAATAACCCCCCAAATACTCCCCACCCTTGGAATGCAATAAACTCTGCTCTTCCTTTCATTAATTCATGTAAGTCTTCCCAATCAAGATATCCCTCAGATTGAGGGTTGCAAACACTTTTTAAAAATCTCTGACCAGTTCTGTTTATTTTCAATAGAGAATCTCCATGACCGCTAGGTGCATGATTTTGTAGCAATTCTATAAATCTTTTTTGCATACCATTAGTATCTTCATACCATTCAGTGTTATGAAGAAACCTCTCAATTGACTTAAAAGCTGATATATTACATATAGTTATACTATACGGAGCTAAACTTATCGATAAATGGTCTTTCCATAAAAAAGCAAAACCATGGCCTTTCTGCCTATTTCCTTCCTGTGACATAACAGCTAAAGAACTCTTCATCTGAGGAATAAACTTATCCAACCTCTCTCTATTTTTATTTTGACCATACAGTTCATTATCATACAAACATAATTGATAACCAGCCACATGCTTTCCTGATATTTTCATTCCTGTATTCACCATAGAGAAATCGCCAATATCTTTGATTGAAAGACGTATATCTCCTTCGTAACGGACAGGTTCTAGGCATATTATATTTTTTTGCCCCCAGAATATTTCATTGAATATACAATGTTTTAATAAAGTAGGCCAGCAAGGTGAGATGATAACATTACATATGTCATTTTCAGTTAAAAAAGGCATATAAGTGCGAGTTTCACAAGCATACGCGCTTAATTCTGTTCCAGCTTGTCGACTAGGCCCTACTATATTTTTTAATTCAACAATAATAATAGCCTCGGATTCCGAGGAATATAATAAAAAGTCAGGTTTCAAAGATTGTTTCTTATCGATTGATATATTTTCATTTTTAGATATGACCTCAGTGATATGGAGAGAGCTTAAACAAGATTCAAAACTTTTAAATATAGATCTCTCTTCTATATTTTTAATTTCAGCTTGCTCGAACTCGTCAATATTAATTATTAACTCTCCAAGACCATCACACTTATCAAGCTCATCGGCTAGCCAACTTTGCATTTCAGCTTCATTATTAAAAAAACTCATAAAAATCCTTAGGAAAGGTGGATAAACCGATTATGGCATAAGAACAATATTGTTGTGCCATGCCTTACACCTCCTTTAAAGGGTGATTATAAATCGAAATTATTTAATTCTAACCTGACCAAATCAATTAAATGGAAATAGCATATGAGTGATTACCATCACGGCGCCCGCGTTCTCGAAATCAACGAGGGGACGCGCGTCATTTCCACTGTATCTACCGCCATTGTCGGCATGGTCTGCACCAGCGATGATGCCGACGCGGCAGCCTTTCCCCTTGATACCCCGGTACTGATTACTGATGTACTGGCCGCTGCCGGTAAAGCAGGCAAAAAAGGCACACTGGCCGCCTCTTTACTGGCGATTGCGGAACAGTCGCGCCCGGTCACGGTTGTTGTTCGTGTGGCTACGGGTAAAGATGAGGCTGAAACCACCTCCAATATTATCGGTGGCGCTGACGAGAACGGCCGCTACACCGGTATGAAAGCGCTGTTAGATGCGCAATCTGTCACCGGTGTGCGCCCGCGTATTTTGGGTGTGCCGGGGCTGGATAATCAGCAAGTATCCACCGCACTGGCGAGCGTCTGCCAGCAGTTGCGCGCCTTTGGTTATATCAGCGCCTATGGCTGCAAAACCCTTTCTGAAGCGATGTTGTACCGCGACAATTTCAGCCAGCGTGAGCTGATGTTGATTTGGCCGGACTTCCTGAGCTGGAACACTACCGCCAACAGCACCGATATTGCTTATGCCACCGCTCGCGCCCTTGGCCTGCGCGCCAAGATTGACCAAGAAACCGGCTGGCATAAAACCCTGTCTAACGTCGGGGTGAATGGCGTGACCGGTATTTCTGCCAGCGTCTACTGGGATTTGCAGACCGTCGGCACTGACGCTGACTTACTTAACAAAGCCTGCGTAACAACTCTAATCCGTAAAGACGGTTTCAAGTTTTGGGGTTCGCGTACCTGCTCCGATGATCCACTGTTTGCCTTTGAGAACTACACCCGCACCGCACAAATTCTGGCGGACACCATGGCCGAGGCGCAGTTATGGGCGATTGATCGCCCGATGCACCCGACGCTGGTTAAAGACATGATTGGCAGCATTAATGCCAAATTCCGCGAAATGAAATCTGCCGGGCTGATTATTGACGGCGCTTGCTGGTATGACGACAGCGCCAACGATAAAGACACCCTGAAAGCGGGCAAGTTGTTTATCGATTACGACTACACCCCAGTGCCACCACTGGAAGACCTCACCTTGCGCCAGCGTATCACCGATAAATATCTGGTGAACTTTGCCGCTGCCGTCAACAGCTAAGGAAACCTGACTTATGGCACTGCCACGTAAGCTGAAATTGATGAACCTGTTTAACGATGGCCGGGATTACATGGGGATCGTGTCCTCAATCACCCTGCCGAAACTCACCCGCAAGCTGGAGAACTACCGGGGCGGCGGGATGAATGGCGTTGCGCCGATTGATTTGGGGCTGGATGACGATGCGCTTTCCATGGAGTGGTCTATGGGCGGCATTGACGAGCTGGTGTTGCAGCAATGGGGAACACCCAAAGTTGACGCGGTTCCGCTGCGTTTTGCCGGAGCTTATCAGCGTGACGACACCGGCGAAGTGACGGCGGTAGAGGTCGAAATCCGTGGCCGTCATAAAGAGATTGATGGCGGCGAATCCAAGCAAGGGGAAGACACTGAAACCAAGGTATCCACCCAGTGCACCTACTACAAGCTGACCATTGACAGCAAGGTGGTGATGGAGATTGACGTGGTTAACCTGATTGAAATGGTTAACGGCGTAGACCTGCTGGAAGCCCAACGCAAGGCCATTGGCCGCTAACCCCTGACGGCCAGTATGAACCCGCTGGCCCTCCCTGACTGAATTGGAAAAACACATGAAAAAGCCCGCGACTAAAACCGTACTGGAAAAGAGTGTTAACGAGAATGTAGTGGTATTGGAAACCCCGCTAAAACGTGGCGACACCCTGATTACTGAAATTGAGGTTTACCGCCCTAATGCCGGATCACTGCGCGGGGTGCGACTCTCTGATGTGGCCCATTCTGATGTTGATGCGTTGATTATTGTACTGCCGCGTATTACCTCACCGACACTGACCGCTGCCGAATGTGGCCGTTTAGAGTTGCCGGATTTAGTGGCACTGGCCGGTAAGGTGATTGGTTTTTTGTCGCCGAAACAGGGGGCGTAACGCTCGACCCGAAACTGGAAGTGGATGACCTGATGGCGGATATTGCCGCCATTTTTCACTGGCCGCCGTCAGAGCTTTGGGCCTTGAGCCTCACCGAACTGGTGCGCTGGCGTCATAAAGCCCTGCTACGAAGTGGAGCCGTAAACCATGAGTAAGAGCTTACAGCTACAGGTATTGCTCAAAGCCGTAGACCAAGCCACCCGCCCCTTTAAAGCCATTCAAACCGCCAGTAAATCCCTCACTGGCGACATTCGCAACACCCAAAGCAGCATCAAATCGCTCGATGCGCAGGCGGCGAAAATTGACGGTTTCCGCAAGGCCAGCGCTCAACTGGCCGTCACCGGGCAGGCATTGAAAAAAGCCAAAGAAGATGCGGCGGCACTGGCTATCGCCTTTAAAAATACTGAGAAACCCACCGCCCAACAAGCCCGGCTGATGGAGGGGGCTAAACGCGCGGCGGCCGAACTGCAAACCAAATATAACGGGCTGCGCCAGTCAGTGCAGCGCCAGCGTGACGCCCTCAATGCTGATGGGATAGCGACCAAAAATCTGAGCAGTGAACAGCGCCGGTTACGCAGCAGTGCCGCCGAGGCGACGGTTGCCCTGAGTCGTCAGCGCCAAGAGCTGCAACGCCTGAGCCTGAAACAGGAACAACTCAACCGTATCAGTAATCGCTATCAGAAAGGTAAAGCCGCCACCAGTGCAGTGCGCAATACCAGCGCCGCCAGTCTTGGCGTCGCAACCGCCGGACTTTATGGTGCGGCAAAACTGATTGCGCCGGGTATGCAGTTTGACAGCCAGATGTCCGGCACTCAGGCGATTTTGGGGCTGGATAAAAACGACGCCAAGCTGGCCGCCATTCGTCAACAGGCGCGGGATATCGGCGGATCAACGGCCTTTTCACCGACCGATGTGGCACGAACCCAAGACACGCTGGCCCGTTCCGGCTATGACGCTGACGCCATTCTGGCCGCCACTGAGCCGACGGTTAACCTGTCGCTGGCGTCCGGTGTGGATATTGCCGAGGCGGCGGATATTGTCACCAACATGCAGTCGGCGTTTAACCTGCCGTTAGACCAGATTAAGCGCGTGTCAGACGTGATGGCGAAAGGCTTTACCAGCTCAAACACCAACCTGCTAGAGCTGGGCGAGGCGATGAAATATGTCGCCCCGATTGCTGAGGCCGCCGGGGCAAGTATCGAAGACACTACCGCGTTACTCGGGGTGCTGGCCGATAACGGCATCAAGGGCAGTATGGCCGGAACCAGTACCAGTGCGGTGTTTAGCCGCTTACAGGCTCCCGTCGGTAAAGCGCCGGAAGCCTTGCGCGAACTGGGAATAACCACCCGCGACGGCAAAGGCAATATGTTGCCGGTGGAGAAAATCCTCAAAGATATTGACCGTTCGTTTAAAAAGAACAAGTTAGGCACCGCACAGCAAGCCGAATACCTGAAAGTGATCTTCGGTGAAGAGGCGATGAAAGGCGCGGTGAAACTGGTGGCCGCAGCCGGTAACGGCAAACTGGCAGAGAAACAAAGTAAGCTGAAAAATGCCGATGGCACCGCGCAATCTATCGCCACGGTGAGAATGGATAACCTTGACGGTGACCTGAAAAACCTGAGTTCGGCATGGGAAGATCTCGAAATTGAGGTATTTGAGAAGCAAGACTCCGCGCTGCGCAAACTGACCGTCACCGCTACCGACTGGTTGATTAATGTGGCGGCATGGGCCAAGAAAAACCCAGAGCTGGTCGCCACTATTACCAAAGTCACCGGCGCGGCGCTGGCACTGGTCGCCGGGCTGGGTGCATTGGGGCTGATTGCATGGCCGGTGATGGCTGGGTTTAACCTGCTGTTGGCCGGGGCTGGTTTATTGAGTACCGGTTTTTCCCTGATGGCCGGAACCATTGCCGCTGCGCTCACAGCACTAACATGGCCGATAGTGGCTGTGGTGGCAGCCATTGTGGCCGGTGGCCTGCTTATCCGTAAATATTGGGAACCTATCAGCGCCTTTATTGCTGGCGTGGCCGAGGGTTTTACCGCTGCCATGGGGCCAATCAGTGCCGCCTTTGAACCGCTTAAACCGGTGTTTAACTGGTTTAGTGACAAGGTGAAACAGCTTTCGAACTGGTTCGCTGACCTGATTAAACCGGTCAAAGCCACGCAGGAAACTTTGGACAGAGCGACCAATGCGGGCAAGTTATTTGATGAGGGTCTGGCGGCGGCGCTCAGTCTGCCCATGAATGCGCTGAACACCCTGCTCAGTGGCATTGATTGGGTACTGGAAAAGCTCGGCGTTATTGATAGTAAATCTACCGGGCTGGCCGATAACGTCCCGAAAGATAACCCTTACGCGGGCGGATACTCACCCAGTGGCGGCGTGCTGTACGGCGGTTATCAACCGGTCACCGCCAATACTGGCACCACCATTGTGGATAGCAGTGTGACCACCAATGATATCAAGGTGACTATCCCGCCGGGCATGAGCCGACAGGATGCCGAGCGAATGATGACCGATGCGCTTGCAAAGAACGAACGCGATAAGCGCGCCCGCCAGCGCGGCCAGATGGAGAATGATTAATCATGATGTTATCACTGGGTTTATTTGTCTTTATGCGCCAGACCACGCCTTATCAAAGCATGGGGCGCAACATTGATTACCGTTGGCCGACCAACAGCCGGGTGGGCTTGCGCCCGTCCGCGCAGTTTCTTGGCGTCGATAGTGAAAAAATCACCCTGTCCGGGGTGCTACTGCCGGAACTGACCGGCGGCCGCCTGTCATTGCTGGCTCTTGAGGTGATGGCCGACCAAGGCAAGGCATGGCCGCTGGTTGAGGGTAGCGGCATGATTTACGGCATGTTTGTCATTGAGAGCCTGAGCCAGACCGGGGCGCTATTCTTTGAAGACGGCAGCGCCCGGCGTATTGAGTTCACCCTCAATCTGTTGCGGGTTGACGAGTCGTTAACGGCCATGTTCGGCGACCTGCAACAACAGGCTGACGAATTGTTGGGGAAAGCAACGTCCATAACGGGCAAAGCCCAGTCGGCAATCGGAGGGTTATTCTCATGATGACCGGCATTGCACTACCGGCTGGGGCGGATATGGCCCCCGACTTTATGCTGAATATTAATGCAAAAGATATCACCCAGAATATTCGTGATCGGCTGTTGTCCCTGAGCCTAACCGACAACCGGGGCTTTGAAGCTGACCAGCTTGATATTGAGCTGGATGACGCCGACGGCCAGCTTGCCATGCCGGAACGGGGCGCGGTGCTGTCAGTGTTCTTGGGCTGGAAAGGCTCGGCCCTGATGGGTAAAGGCGACTTTACCGTGGATGAGGTCGAACACCACGGCGCGCCGGATACGTTGACCATTCGCGCCCGCAGTGCTGATTTTCGTGGTTCGCTCAATACCCGGCGTGAAGTCTCTTATCATGAAACCACGCTGGGGAAAGTGGTGGCGCAAGTTGCAGAGCGCAACAACCTGAAAGCGATGCTGGCTGACGGTCTGGCGGATATCGCGATTTCTCATATCGACCAGACCCAAGAGACTGACGCCAAATTTATCACCCGGTTAGCTTCGCTTAATGGTGCAGTGGCTGCCGTCAAAGCCGGGCGATTGTTATTTATCAAGCCGGGCAGCGGTGTCACGGCCAGCGGTAAGCCCATTCCGCAAATGACGATCACCCGGCAGGATGGCGACCAGCACAGCTTTAGTATTGCTGACCGGGGCGCGTATACCGGCGTCAGTGCCAGTTGGTTGCACACCAAAGACCCGAAACCGGCCAAGCCAAAAAAAGTTAAGTTGCAGCGAAAGCCAAAGTTTAAACAGCTCCGCGCACTGGAACACCCCAAAGCCAAACCGACCCGCGCCAAAACAGCCACAGTGAAAAAGCCGGTGGAGGAAAAACAAGGGGATTATCTGGCGGGGTCAGAAGATAACGTTTTTGCTATCACCACCGTTTATGCCACGCAAAAAGCCGCCATGCGCGCTGCTCAATCTAAATGGGATAAGTTACAGCGCGGTGTTGCTGAGTTCTCAATCACCTTAGCCATGGGGCGTGCTGATTTATTTCCTGAAACCCCTGTCGCGGTCAATGGTTTTAAATCGGTGATAGACCAACAGAACTGGATAATCAGCAAGGTAACGCACAGCCTGAGTAACAGCGGCTACACCACCCAATTATCTCTCGAAGTGTTGTTGTCGGATGTGAGCTATGAGGCCACAGAACAGTCAGGTTCAACTAATTGATATTTGTTTCACAAATGCGAATGCTGGTGATAAGATCAGCATAATTACTGAATATGCAGTTTCGGGGGTAAATATGATGCATTGTCCACGCTGTAAATTTGCAGCACACGCGAGATCCAGCCGTTACCTTAGTGACGAAACGAAAGAACGCTATCACCAGTGCACAAATATTAATTGCGGCAAAACTTTTAAGACCCATGAAACTATCGTTGAAACGATAATGGAACCGGGAATAATTAATGCTGTACCGCCCCACCCTAAAGGAAATCAAGGCGTGTTGTGGATGTAATTGAAGAAGCCTGCAAATTGCAGGTTTTTTTATTATTAAAATTTGGCGTAATTAGTATTTTATTGGGGATAACTGGCGGTTTATCGTGCTTGCTACTCGATGCAGCCTTGAGGGTGTGAAAAGTACCGTAGACACAATGTAGTCATTTTGTAGTCACTCTGCTGCCATTTTCAAATCAAAAAAAAAAAAACCCCGCCTCTCGGCGGTTAACGACATAATCATACTACTTTGTTTTACTTAGATTTGTTTCCATGGTGCCCGGGGCGGGACTTGAACCCGCACAGCCATAAGCCGAGGGATTTTAAATCCCTTGTGTCTACCGATTTCACCACCCGGGCTCTGGAAAACTGGAGGCGCGTCCCGGAGTCGAACCGAGGTAGACGGATTTGCAATCCGTAGCATGGCCACTCTGCCAACGCGCCTTATTCTTCTTTGCCTTTACAGCTTAGGTCCGCTTTTCGCCAACCTATTAATTTGGAGCGGGAAACGAGACTCGAACTCGCGACCCCGACCTTGGCAAGGTCGTGCTCTACCAACTGAGCTATTCCCGCAACATCAGAACTTACTGATTCTTTTGCTATCTTTCGGCATTTTTGTTGCTGCCGTCTGATGCGATGCATTCTACTTACCTGACGCAGTGAGTCAATAAAATTATCTGACTAATGCGTTCGTTTGCTGCTTTTTACGGCGCTTCGA